AGTTGGTTGAGTTGTATCAACTTGAGGTCGCGGATCGCGACTCGGCAAGAAAACGCGAGGTTGAGATTGCCAAGACTGGGCGCTTTGATTTTATGTTTAATTTAACCGGTATCATAGGACTTGCCGCGTTTGGTTTTATATTATATGCCATTGTGTATTTGAGCATCCCGGAAAACAACAAGGAGGTATGGATTCATACCATTGGCATTATTGAGGGCATTGTGCTTTCGATATTTGGATATTTTTATGGCAGCGCAGTAAAACAAAATAAGTAATGGCAAAAAAGCAATCACAATTTGTAAAAGAGGAAACGCCCAAGGTAAAGCGTAAAGGAGTACACGCCAAAACAAAATCCTCAAAGGTTAAAACGAGCAAAAAATATAAGAAGCCATACCGCGGTCAAGGGCGGTGAGGTCAAATTTTAAATTGTTATTTTTGTAGAAAATACATTCATTATGGGATCAAATTTATATTATTCAGCAGATTTTCAAAAATTAAGCTTTGGCGATAATGGTTTGCGTTATTTAGCCGCTGGCGATACAAGCGTATCGGGTGAGAGTTTTGGCGCAATTCAAGTGATTGATTCTGCGGTTATTTCTTGCGACATTGATGCCGCGGGAGGTGATGCATCGCTAACATCAATTGCATTGTTTGCCGGTACAATTATCTATGGCAATTTTGACGATATAAGCGTTACAAGTGGGAAAGTCATAGCGTATTTACGATAATATGATTGGGTTAGGTTTAAATGTTGCAAATCCGATTGCGGTTTTAGCGGTTACATATGACGATTATTATGCGTTAAGAGTGGCGGCTGATGGCGGCACAATGGAGGCATTCGGTTGCGTTATTGAGGCGATTTTAGATTTACCACAATAATATAAATGTGGGCATAAAAACACGAGGTTGTTGTATAAAAAAATTAAATAATTTATTATGAGTCTTTTTGAGGATGCAAGTTTAGTAATGATCCCAAGCGGATATAAGGCGGGCAAAGTTTATTCCATTAAACCCAGCAACGGAGATGGTGATTTCGACTTTACAAGGGCAAGTGCTGCGACAAGGGTAAACGAACAGGGGTTAATTGAGAAGGAAAGAGGAAATCTTTTGACCTACTCTAACGACTTTAGTAATGCGGCTTGGTCTAAAACGAGGATTACTATTACGGGCGGACAAGCGGATAAAGACGGTGGAACCGATGCTTTTCTTTTAAATTCAACCGCAACTGCTCAAAGTTCTGTTATCATTCAGTATTATGTATCTTCCGATGTTGCCACTCGGTCGGTTTATGCTAAAGCTGGTAGTGTTAACTTTATAGCGCTTTTTACTACTAATAATCAAAGTGCATACTTTGACCTTTCAAATGGTACTATTGGCACAACTACAAGCGGTATTATATATGCTAAAATTGAAAGCGCAGGAAATGGTTGGTACAGATGTTCTATTGCGGTAAATAATGAAGATAATATTTATATTTTCTTATCTCAATCTAATGGTTCTACTTCAACAAATACTGGGGATAACATCTACATCCAAGATGCCCAACTTGAAGAGGGACTTGTAGCAAGGGACTACATAGAAACGACAACAACCGCAGTTTATGAAGGTATTACAGACAATGTACCAAGATTAGATTATACGGATGCTTCGTGTCCTGCGCTGAAACTTGAGCCGCAGAGAACGAATCTTGTAACGCAGTCGGAGTACTTTGATGATGCGGCTTGGACTAAACAAACTGGCGTAACCATTGTGCCAAATAGCGCAACATCGCCAGACGGATACCAAAACGCAGATTTGCTGTATTCAACAACTGGTGCAAATAAGCGTATTTATCAAACCGCTGCAATTAGTAGTGGAGCGTCTTATACATTTAGTGTTTTTGCAAAATCTGCTGGTAAGGACTTTGTATTCTTTGTAGATATTGACAATGTCCAAAACACTATTTGGTTTAACCTTTCAAACGGCACATTTTCAACGCCTGTTGAAGGAACAGCTACTATGGTAGATTATGGAAACGGCTGGTATCGATGCTCTTTGACAACTACCTCAACAAGTACAACTGGTTTCTCTTACTTTGGCGTATCGGACACAAGCGGCAGCGTCACTTTTACTGAAAGCGGCACAGATGGCGTGTTGTTTTACGGAGCACAACTCGAAGCTGGGTATCTAACATCTTACATACCTACCTATGGGACAAGTGTGACATTTGCGAGTGATTCTTGTACTAAAACTGGTGCAAGTGATTTGATTGGGCAGACGGAGGGAACTTTGTTTGTTGAAGCGTCAGCGTTATCAAATGAACCAACAAACAAAAGAATTTCTTTAAGTGACGGCACAAACGCCAACCGAGTTACTTTGAATTTTGCTTTAGATGTAATAGGATTTGTTGTTGTGGTAAACAATGTGGCTTCGGTTTCAACAGCTCATACAATAAGCCCAAATATAAATCACAAAATAGCATTCGCCTATAAAGAAAATGATTTTGTGGCATATATTGATGGTACGCAAGTGATTACGGATACTTCGGGTTCAACATTTAGCGGTGCATTAAACTCTTTCCGTTTTAGTGATGGACAAGCGGGAGTTTCTTTGTTTGCGGGAAACACAAAACAAACCCTCCTTTTCAAGACCCGACTATCAAACGAAGAACTCGAAGCATTGACACAAGTGTAACAATTACACCTATAATAATAACAAGGGTAAATTTTTACATAAATTACACATATACATACAATAGTTATAACCATTATACAATATAAAATGAACACATTCAGAAAATACTCTTTTGGCAGCAAAGGTGCAGCCACAACAAAATTGAACGCATTGGGTACTGAAACAACTCCCGAAGGAGATGTAGTACCAACACACAAACACGCTATTGTCCATTTAGGTAATATTGTAGTAACTCCTGCAACCTTTGACGAAGAAGGAAACATTCTTACAGAGGCGGTATTGTCAGATACCTATCACATCGATGTATTATGGGATGGTGAGCCTAACGCTGATTGGGATGGTCAAATGATTTGGCCAAATCCAAATGTTCTTGGCATTCACGTTTTTGGTTCGTCTAGTGCTATTGCCGAGTATATGGCAAAGGTTAAAGAATTACATCCAGAGTATTTCCCAGAGCCGAGTGAGGAAGAATTGGTATAAAATTCTTTTGGCTTTAGGGTTATTATTTTTGGCATTAAGGGGTTTTTGGTTTCTTGTTTTGTTGATCGCCATAGTCCGATTAATATCTTAAATTTGTTGTATGAGTTTATTAGACAAGGCAAGCATAATTTCAATCCCAATCGCATACGACGAGGGGACATATAATAATGCCAAGCCGCAACAAATTATTGGCCCAGCCAATGAGGTAACCAATGGCACATTTGATTTTAATCTTGATTGGACATTAGGCACAAAATGGTCAATTAGCGGAGGTAAATTAAATTCCGTAGGTACGGCATCGGTGGATACCGCATCGCAAGCCACAAGCATTGTAATTGGCAAAACCTATAAAGTAGAATACACCATATCGGAATATGCCTTGGGAGGCGTTCGCATTAAGTTAGGAACGGCCGCCGGGACAACGCGCACAGATGATGGCATATATACCGAGTACATAACTTGCGCCGGATCATCAACCATTTATTTTGAGGGGACTGCGGTAGCCAATACAATGGCCATTGACAACGTATCGGTTAAATTGGCAACGGCATCGGATTTTACATTTTCGCGATCAAGTATTGGCACAAGAATAAACGAGGCCGGATTGATTGAAACAATGGCCGCAGATATTCCGCGCATCAATTACGATAATGGTATTGGCGCATTGCTACTTGAGCCACAATCAACCAACCTTTGCACCGAATCGAGCAACGTAGATAGTTGGTCGAATTTATCCAATGTAACGGCAACGGCAAATTATGATTATTCGCCAACAAGTGATTTTAACGCAAATCGTTTATTGTTCAGCGCCAATGGTTATGCATACCATAACGATGCGCAAGTGGCTTGGACAGAGTACACCATATCGGTTTGGGCCAAGCGAAACAATGATGGGGAGCAAAATGTTGGGTTTTTTATTAATGGCGTAACCGGGACCATCGTATCGCCATTTAAATTGACCGATCGTTGGCAACGATTTACCTACACATATACGGCAACCAATACTGGGTTTGCGGGAATCGCCGGAGAGTCAAAAGCGGATATTTCATTTTATGGATTTCAGCGCGAGGCATTGCCATACGCCACAAGTTTAATTGAAACATCGGGATCGGCCGTAACAAGATTAAAAGACGAGTGCAATAATGCCGGGAATAAGTTTTATATAAATAGCACCGAGGGCGCATTTTATGCGGAGATTGCCGCGTTATATGACGATGGGACAAGCCGCATCATATCATTATCAGATGGCACAAGTGCCAACGTAGTGAGTTTATTATACTCATCAACGTCAAATGAATTGCAAGCGTGGGTGCGTTTAAGCGGCATATTACAAGCGCAATTGACTCATACGTTAGATGATGCAACAACCGCCGTTAAAATAGCGTTAAAATACCGAAATAACGAGTTTGGTTTATGGGTAAATGGTGAGAATGTCGGTTGGGATTATTCCGGATCTGTATTTAGTGCCGATACATTAAAGTCATTAGATTTTCATAATGGCGGAGGTTTGAATGATTTTTATGGCAATGCCAAATCGGTAATTGTATTTGAGGAGTTTTTATCCGATACAGAGATGCGATCATTGACCGGCGGCAATTTATCCAATGATGAAATATTAAGCCGATTTAGAGGGAGGGTGTCATTCGATGGTGGTATTTTTGAGGGTTCTTGTTGTGTATTGACAAAATTAGAATCATTACCGGAGGCAGATGAGGGCCGCAGATTGTTTGACATATACAATGGGCGTTGTATTGCTTTGGGCGGAAGCACCGAAGCGCGAGCGTGTACGATCGCCGCAATCAATAATTTATTGTAATTTTACAAGGCGTTGCAAGGGGTAACGCCAAAAATGATTTAAAATAAAATAATTATATTTGTAACATATTAAAAAGAAAAAATTATGGCAACAACATCAGTATTTAACGGAACTAATTTATTGCTTTCAGTCGAGGGCAGTGTATTAGGTCACACCACATCTTGTAGCTTGTCTTTGTCAAATGATTTGCCAGAGGCAACCACAAAAGATTCAAATGGTTTTCAAGAAGTGATCGCCGGTGTGATTTCCGGAGAATTATCTTTTGATGGCCTTGTAGATTATAGCGATACGGCCAACGCGATTGAATTAGCCGATTATCTTTTAGCGCGTACGCAAATTACTTGTGTTTTCGGAACGGCCGAAACCGGTGATGCGATTTATACCGCTGAGGGGTATCTTTCAAGCGTTGAGCAATCAGCCGAAATGGAATCGCCGGTATCTTATAGCGGATCGATTACATTGACCGGTGCAATCACCAAATCAACAAACCCATAATTTAAGGGATTAGCCTACTAGGGATGAGTCATCGTCATTAATTTGGCGGTGGCTTTTTTTTGTGCTATTTTTACAAAAAATATTTACACAATGGCAAACAAAAAACGAGGATATATTGATATCCAATTAGGTGGCAAAAAAAGAACGCTACATTTTTCAATGAATTTTTGGGTTGAGTTTACAGAGCAACTCGGCGTATCATTAACCGACATCGGCAATGTATTTAATGGCGGTATGTCATTGAGCGGCATTAGAGCATTAATTTATTCAGCGGTTCGCGCCAATGATTTAGAGCAAGGCAATGATATTGATTACACATTGTATTCCGTAGGCGAATGGCTTGAGGAATTGGAGGCAGAGGCAATAAATGACATCGTTGCCGTTATGATGGAGTCAAAAATACTCGGCAACTCATTGAGCGATTCTAACGCGCCAAAAAAGCCGAAGCCGCCGAGAGTACAGAATTAAGTTTTGAGTCCGTTACGGAGTACTATATTGGGCAAATTGGCATAATGCCCGATGTCTTTTGGCGGCAAACTTGGCGTGAAAATGCGCTAATGGCCGAAGCATACCACAACCAAATCAATTTGAATTGGGAGCAAACCAGATATTTGGCAACAATGGTATACAATGTCAATTGTCAAAAGAAATCACAAATGGTAAAGCCAGAGGATTTATTTCCATTGCCATCGGATAAAAAAAGAAATCCGGACAAGGGCAAGCCCAAATCAACTCAAGAGCAATTCGAGGCGTTTAAAGAGAAATATCAGAGTGCCATACCACAAAAGACGTTTAAATTATAAGCGTCTTTTTTTTTGTATTTTTGTTACTCTACATTTTAGATTATGGCACAACAAGATTTAAGGGTAAACATTAAGGGTGATGCATCTGGTTTAACCAATGCATTAAGCACCGCGCAAGGTAAATTAAAAGCATTTGGCAGTAAATTACAAAGTGTAGGGGGTGGCCTTACGCGATCACTTACCTTGCCATTAGTTGCCGCCGGAGGTGCAGCCACAAAAATGGCGTTTGACTTTGATAAGTCGATGACAATGATAAAATCCCTTGTAGGGGTTGCCGGGGATGAGGTCGATGCAATGGGTGAAACCGCCAAACAAATGGCATTGGATACTGGCAAAAGTGCCTCAGAAGCCGCAGAGGCTTTGTTTTTTATTACATCCGCTGGTTTGCGTGGCGATGAAGCGATGCAAACATTGGAGGCATCACTTAAAGCCGCCGCAGTTGGTTTGGGTGAAACCAAGACCATTGCCGATTTGGCAACGTCAGCAATGAACGCATACGGATCGGATACGCTTGGCGCATCGGATGCCACAGATATATTGACCGCCGCGGTTCGTGAGGGTAAATTAGAGGCTAGCCAATTAGCTGGTGCAATGGGTGGAGTAATTCCGATTGCATCGAATATGGGTGTAAGGTTTGACGAGGTTGCCGCCGCGATGGCCGCAATGTCAAGAACCGGAACGGATGCCGCAAGTGGAGCAACGCAGTTAAATGCCATATTAGCATCAATTAAAAAGCCGACAACACAAGCAGAAGAGGCATTGGGTTTAATGGGGTTATCATTTGCCGATGTGCAAAAGTCATTGACTGAAAAAGGATTGATTGCAACTCTTGAGCAATTGCAACAAGGTTTGGCGCAAACCGGACAAGATGCTTCGGCAATATTTCCAAATATTCGAGCATTAAAAGGATTTTTGGATTTAACCGGTGCTGGACTTGAAACAAACAAACAGATATTTGATTCTTTAACCGAATCGATGGGTGCAACAAACCAAGCGTTTGAAATGACCGCTCAATCTGCATCGTTTAAAATGACCAAGTCGCTAAATGAAATGAAAGGATCATTGCTTGAGGTCGGATCGGTTTTATTGGAAATGCTTGTGCCAGTGGTTACCAAATTGGGGAATTTCTTACGAGGTGCAAGTGATGCGTTCAGAGAATTAGACCAAGGCACAAAAGAAATGATTATCACCATTGGTGGCATTGTGGCCGCAGTTGGGCCGATGCTTTTGTTTATTGGAAAAATTGTTAGTGTATTTGGCCAACTTGCGCCATTGTTGCCGGTTATTGCAACTGGCTTTAGGGTATTAACCGCGGCGATGATGGCAAACCCAATTATCGCAGTTGCAACGGCAATTGTCGCACTTGGTACTGCCATATACGCATATACACAATCGCAAAAGGATGCATTGGCCGAGGTCAATACAATGGAGGAGGTTGAAACGGCGTTGGCAGAGAAGCGCAAAAAATTCCTTGAGGAAAGCGCGAAATTAGCCGATGGCTATGGCGGTAAGACCAGAGAGAATGTCAGAGTACTACAAGACGAGATTCGCGCGTTAGAAGATAAAAAAAGAGCATTGGAGGCCATTGCGCAAGCAACTGCACCAACAACCGCATCAACACCAACAACCGGAGGCGGTGGAGCGCCAAGCACAGATGCAACAACATCCGCAAACACAAGCAACCGAGCAATAGAATCCGTTGCATCTTCATTAACGGAATTGGGAGCGGTTCAAATTGGTAACCCACTCGATGGATTAACTAATGCGGTTGTGGCAAATTCAGAAACGATTAACACATCGTTAAAAAGTAATGTTGATCAATTGGCGTATTTACAAGAAACGGCATTTTTGGTTGGTGGCGAGGTTGCCAATGCAATGAATAATTTGGCAGCTGGAGCAATCGGGGCCTTGGGCCTTGCAAAAAACGGACTTGAAGGTTTTATTGGCGGCTTATTGCAAGTGGCCGCACAGGCCATTTCCGCATTTTTAGGACAAGCCATTGCGGCGGCAATTGCTGGAGCAAATATCGCGGCATCATTTACCGGTGCGGCGGCTATCTTTACACAACCGGCATTTATGGCGCAAATGGTTGGTGGCGTATTAGCGGCATTCGCGGCAATTCCAAAATTTGCCGATGGTGGTATTGTTAGCGGCCCAACAATGGGTTTAATGGGAGAATATCCCGGCGCAAAGTCAAATCCTGAAGTAATTGCGCCATTGAATAAATTGCAATCTATGATTGGGAACAAAGGCCCAAGCAATGTAAATGTAGGCGGTGAGTTTGTGATGCGCGGATCGGATTTAGTTGTCGTATTAGACCGAGCCAATAAAAACCGAAATCGTTTAATTTAATCGTATGAGCAAAAACACATTAGTTGACCAAGTCGAAAGTCGATCAGAGTCCATCGAGAATGATTTAAATGCAAGGGGGATACTTACTGATTTAGAGGATAGGTTTACCACAAAATATCGGCTTGAGTTTGGCGATGATTATAGTGCTTTTAAATATCGCGTTTTAATTCAACAACGCGGATATGTTGGTGCTATATTACCAATAATTGGTACTAATGATCCGGTTGTTTTACAATGGGAGGGCGATGATGATTTTTACGAGCCAATAAAAGGGTCGCAATGCACCATCAATATAATGGTGACGGATTCGGTAACTTATGATGATTTTTATAGTCAGCCAGAGAAAACGTATAAAGTTTTATTGCAATGGTATGGGTATAATGGCGAGGGTAGTGGCCCATCAATTTGGAATACGTTTTGGAGCGGTTGGTTGGTTTACGATTCTTATAAGGAATTTATAACGACAACGCCGTATCCCATAACACTAACGGCTATTGATGGATTAGGAGTATTGGATGAATATAATTTAAACCCGGTTACATATAGACCGCAGTTTGGCGCATCCAATCAATACCCATCGCAAATAAAATTAATTGCCGATATATTGCGAGAGATTAATTTGGATTTAGAAATTATCGCAACGCACGAGTGGTTAAAGTATCAGAGTCAGTTTTATATATACAACACCGCGGCGTTTGATTCTTTTTTGTCTAACGGCAAAGAAATGAACGCCAAAGAAATATTAACGGCGATACTGCAATCAACCAACTCACGCATATTTCAATCCGATAATCGTTGGTGCGTCATTCCAAATAGTTGTTACGATCCAACGCAATGGTCAGACAACATATCAAGTTATGCCGCATTTTTAGGCTATCAGCCGCCGGATATTCGTAGTTTAAAAACTACTCATTTAATTACACAAAATACTGAGGTTGTCGAGTTTGAGCGATTTAATAAGTATGGTAGTTATTTGGGCGTATTTTCTAATGATGCGCATATTGCAATGCCCGCAGATGTTCAGAATATTGGAAACGATTTAATTGTGGAGTATTTGCCGCCTTATAAGGAGGTGAGCATAAATTACAATGTCGAGTCATATAATAAGAGGAAATATCAGTTATCGCCAAATCAATTTTTTAGTTATGGCGATACAAATTACGATGTAAGTGAGGGGTATATTGGGCAGTTTGAATATACTTTAGAGGATTCAAAATATTGTTTTCGAGGATTGCAAGCGGTTACCAATCCGACATTTTACATTGAAATGATCAGGACTCAATTACCGCAAACGGCAGAAAATGGATTGTCAAAAAGAAAGCATAATTTGACAATACAATATTTGTACGATGCAGATCCGGCATTTCATACCAATGTAACTTTTGAGTTTAGATATTCGATAAAATACACCGCGCCAAGTGGCATTAAATATTACGATTCAGATACAGAAACTTGGGAAACTACAATAAGATATATAACAGAAACAAGCGACCATTTGAATTATAATAATTTATGGGAAACGGCCGAAATTGATTTTGAGTTGCCATCGGTAAATTATGATAATTTAGAGGTTATTATATACCGGCCAAAAGTACCATACACCGCTGGTTATTACGGAATATATATTGGTCAAATATCAATTCAAGGTATAGATTTGTCGGAGCAAAAAATATTAAATTATAAGTCAGTACAAGCCGACAATTCAGATGTTTATGAAAAGGATCGTAAAGATGTCGAAAATATATCGGGATACAACTCACTTGCTCAAGGCGAGGTATCTAATGGCTTTGTGGCACGCAGACCGCGAGATAATTATGCCACGTGGACACCAACCAACAGAGCGCAAGTCATTAATCGCGAAATAATGAACGATTTTAGATCGTCAATGCATCGTTATGAGGGGACATTTAAAAACAATCATTACAAGCCATTATCGATGCTCAACCGCCTATGGATTAATTTTGGCGCAAGTGTAATGCAGTTGCCCGATAGTTGTATGATTGATACCATAGAGGCCAATTTAAAGCGCAATGCCTATAAAATAAATATGCATTTGCCGAACATTGATAGCGACCAACTTGCCGTTGAAACCAATCAATTCAAAAAATAAATTTCTTGTTTTAGGCGATTTTTAGGAAAATATTTTTTAAATTTGCCATAATTAAACAAGAAACAAATGTTTGAAGATTATTTCAAAGGCGAAATGAAACGCCTATCATTGAAGCGTTACGAGGTATGTGGCATACTTAATTGCACAATGCCAACGCTCAAATCAAGATTGCAGAATCCGCAAAACTTTACAATTGAGGAAATATCCATTTTATTGGATAAGGGATTCAATATGTCAAGTTTGAACGATATGTTTAACTTTAAAATTCAGTACAATGAAAACGATTAACATCAAAGGCAAGGAGTACATCCCGGTCAATGAGCGTTTGTTACATTTTAGATCCAACGAGGATTATAAGATGTGGCAGATTCACGAGGAGGTTGTCAGCGTTAATGACAACGAAGGTATTTTCAAGGTAACCATTTGCGATAATAATGGGGTGGTAATTGCCTCGGCACATTCCCAAGAATATCGCGACTCGAGTTACATTAACAAAACGTCATTTTTAGAGAATGGGTTTACATCGGCATTGGGTCGAGCATTGGGTTATTTAGGTATCGGCATTGATGTCAGCATAGCCAGCGCCAATGAGGTGAATAATGCCGTAACCAATCAAGATGATAAAAAATGGCTTACCGAGCAACAATTAAACGCCACGTTAAAAGGAACGGCAGAACAAGCGCAAAAGGTATTGGGCGCATTCAAAATGAAAAAAGAGTACCGAGAGAAAATTAGTAATAAGTTTAATATTTAAAATTCAAGCAATGAGTTACGAACACAAAAACGGAAACGGAAGTTTATTTAAAAACGAGTACAAAAAATCTGATGCACAACCGGATTATCAAGGCACAATAAAATTGCCCGATGGAACGGATCAGCAAATCGCCGCGTGGGTTAAGGATGGCACAAAAGGCAAATATTTTAGTTTGAAATTGAGTGCGCCATACGCAAAAGACGAGGCAAAGGCAACGGCAGAGGTCAATGATGATCTGCCATTTTAGTAGTTTTTTTCATAGTGGAAAAGTGCGGTTCAGAAATGGGCCGCATTTTTTTTAAAAAAAATTAAATAAATGTTTGGTAATTGAAAAAAAATTTTTAATTTAGCCAATGTAAAACAATAACAATTAACGCTGGCGAGCAACGCACAAGATTATGACAACAACACAATTAATTGAATTAAACACAAGAAAAGCCGAATTTTTAGATACGCTTATTAATGATTTTTTAATGCGAAATGGAGATTGGCCTACTCAATTGGATGTATTGCAAATGGCTTGGGATACAGATACCGATTTGCTCATCACAATGGAGGATGTAAAAAAAATGTTTGAGTAATTAATTAGGGCCGCATGACGCGGCCCATAAACTTTAAACAATGGCAAAATTAGGCAAGTTATTCAAGAAGGCACAAATTACATTTTTGGTATTTTCATTTATGTACGTTGTGGGACAATTATTAGGAATTTTATACATCGAGTTATGGCAGAGTTAAACGATTTATATCGCCATCAAATTGAGGCATTGCAAAAGCAAATAAAATCATTACAAGCGCAAAACGAATCGCTCAGAGCGCAACTGCGAGGCGAGCGCCGAGGGGTTGATTTTCGCGATGAGGAAATCGAAAAAATCGTTAAAGCCATATTAGATCATCACGAGTTAATTATTGGCATCACCGACAAGGTAAATGCCGCCATTATTTCAAGACTTAAAAACTTAATTAGCAATGATTAAAAAACAAGACACAAACGAGGTGTATCATTCTCATAAGGGGATTAGTGCATCGGGATTAAAAAAGATATACAAAAAATCAGTGTATCATTATTTACACCAACAACCATTTGAATCGTCATCAATGGCATTTGGTTCAGCGGTGCATTGCGCGATGCTAGAGCCGGAAACATTCTTTAATGAGTATCATATTATGCCGCGATTAGATCGGCGCACAAAGGCCGGCAAAGAGGCATTCGAGATAGAACAAAAAAAGGCCGAAGGCAAAGCGTTATTAACGCCAGATGATTACGAGCGCATCGAGTCAATACTAACGAATTTTCGCAACGATGATTTGGCTCAGAATTATTGCAAAGGGCAAATCGAATTATCGCATTATGGTGAGCATGAGGATTTACCGATCCGAGTGCGGCCCGATTGTTTAAACCGCGTGGAAAATTTTATATCGGATGTCAAGACGTGCCAAGATAACTCACCGCAAGCATTCAAAAGAGATGTTTACAAATATGCCTATCATTTGCAAGCGGCATTTTATATGGATATGCTGGGTGTGGATAATTTCCGATTTATTGCCGTTGAAACCAACTATCCATATAGCGTTGAGGTTTATAGTTTGAGCGATGAGATGATTGAGCAAGGCCGCCAAGCGTGGAAACAAGCGTTTTCGGATTGGAGGCTTTACAATGAAACCGGCATCGTGAGCAAGCACAATTGGTTTGAGTTTAATGAAGATGGGAGCAAAGTATTATGACCGCAAAAGATAGAAAACAACGGCCGGTATATTCCGGGGTGCTAAAATATTTTCCTGATGCAATTATGGAGGTGGCATTTGTCAGTTATATTGGCAATCAGCAACATCATCCGGATAAAGAGTTGCATTGGGATCGCAACAAATCAACCGATGAGCTAGATGCGTTAATGCGCCATTTAATATGCGCCGGCACAAAAGATAAAGATGGGGTTCGACATTCCGCAAAAGTGGCGTGGAGGGCATTGGCTAACTTACAAAAGGAAATCGAAAATGACACCAGAGCAGAAAATTAGACAATTAGTTGAGCAAATATATAAATTGGATTTAACCAATAATTGCCGCGAGTCAAGATTTGTGCAAGCGCGATTGATTTATTACAAGTTATGCATTCAATTTGGCACATTAAACCAAAGCAATATTGCCAAGAGCATTGGGCGCAATCACGCCACATTGATCCACGCATTAAAGCAATGGGATGTTTATATCAGATTTTTTGAAGGATTTGAGAAAAATTACAACTTTGCAAGGGCGGCATTATTGGAGGCAAAAATGTTTCCCAATGTCAAAAAGCGCATCACATTGGATGAGTTATTGATAAAATACAATGCGCTTATGGTTGAGAATGAGCAATTAAAAATTAAATTAGGGCAATCAAAAAAATGTAAGTGTGGTAAATGCGTTTCATAAATATTTAACCGGAGAGGATAAATTACAACACAATGTGATATTATATTTGCAGATGCAATACCCATCGGCATTGTGGACTCATACGCCAAATGAGGGAAGGCGCACACCATTTGAGCGGTTCAAATTAAAATACTTGGGCGCAAAAAGTGGCGTGCCGGATCTGCTCATATTTACGCCAAATAAAAAATATAATGGATTGGCCATTGAATTAAAATATAAGAAAAACAAACCAACCGAAAACCAAAAAAAATGGCTTGACCAATTGGCACAAAATAATTGGCTTGCCTTGTGGCTCAATGATTTTGATGATTGTTGCCAAATAATAGATAAATATTTCAGAGATGAAGCATAAAAATGTTTATTTCGATCACGTCAATCAAAAGGTTAGATGGACTCAATCCACGACCGATGATGTCCCGGTTCAATACAATTACATTGGCTCAATGTCGCGTGTTGAATTTGATTTATTGGTGGAGGTTCTTTGGGAAATATTTGACGATTCAGATATTACTTTGGAAGAATTTTTGCGTTATTACGGACAGATTCGCGAGTTTTGTGATGACATAAAACGATTGATCGACTAGTAAAAAAACAAGACAATGAAGATTAACAAGATTATCCGACCGGCTCACACCGAGCAATGGTCAATGATTCCGACCGCAATATTTAAAAATAAGGATGTTTCAATGGCCGCCGTTGGGATGTATTGTTGGCTATATTCCAGACCGCCATTGGAAGAAATAACTAAAGATGCCGTTTTAACGCATTTTAAGATAGGTTTAAGCGCGTTTTATAGCAGAGTGAGGGAATTAATCAACTCGGGATTTTTAATGCGGGAAAACGCACGAAATGAAGGCAAGTTTGCCGGGACTAATTATTTATTGTTAAATGAGCCGTTTGTTGATTTACCGCATACGGATAATCCGCATACGGATAATTTAGATCAAGGGATATATAATAATATATATAATAATAATAATATAACCTTAGATAATATAAACTTAGATAAGAATATAATCTTAGATAATATAAACTTAGATAATAATATAAACTTAGATAAGGATATAAATAAGGATAATATAAACTTAGATACTAATATAAACTTAGATAATAAGATATATACTGATAATAAAATAAACAAAAAAACTTATATCCCTCGAAATCAAAAAAATGCATTTTCAGATGGCACAATTAAAGCATTTGAGCATTTTGTGGATTTGTTTCCGGATAAGTACAAACCAAAATCCGAGGCACAAAAAAACAAGTGGATGGATTGCCTTGACAAAGTCCAGCGGATTGATGGTTATGATTTGCGTGATGTTTATTTGATGGTTAAAAAAATGCGCCAAGATGATTTTTGGCAAGGTAATTTTTTGAGCATTTTAAAACTGCGCAACACAGATAAAAACGGAATCAAATACATTGACCGATTTATGGATCAACAAGATAATTATTTGCAAACGGCAAAAAATAAAATACAAGGCGTATATCGATTTTATAAATACACAACGCCAAATGGTGATATTCAGATTGGCGCAAAAACAAAAGATGGTGATATGGATCACAACATATTGGCGCAGAAATTAACGCAAAAGGAAATCGAGAAAATAATCAGCACACTATGACAAGGGATGATATTTACGAATTAGAAAAGCAACTCATTTTTTTGCTCAATCTTGATGGTTGGCAAATCAAATGGTCAGAGGATAAATATTGCCATTACGATGCAATTGGCACAGACATAAACGGCAAGGAGTGCATTTTAGAGTTTAAGTTTCGCCGGGCATATTACAAGACCAAAATAATGGAATGCAAGAAGTGGAACAATTTAACGCAGTATAAAACCGATGAGATTTATTATTGCGTGATTGACCAAAAAGGATGTTTTGTTTATGACATTGGCGATATTGATCACCAGAGCGTGATTGAATTGCCATTGCCAAAGGAAACAATTACCGAAAAAATAGTTAAGGAGAAACGATTTGTATATGAGTTAAAAAAGCCGCCAAAATATTTTTATGAATACAATTTTTTTTAAAATAAATTTTTATTTAATTTAGCCAAACAAGAAACAAGACAATGTACAGACAAGAATTAGAGCAGCTCGGCATAATAGTCAAGGGCAATGCCGGGATGACCAAAACAAAATGCCCGAAGTGTTCGCACGAGCGCAAAAAGAAATCCGACCCTTGCCTATCGGTAAACTTAGACAAAGGATTATATAATTGCCATAATTGTGGATGGGCCGGGAGCGTAAAATTTAAAGCCAAAGCCGAGTACACCATACCTGAAAAAGAAAATGCCAACGTATCGGAGCGCGTATTGAAATACTTTGAATCACGAGGCATAAGCGAGCCAACATTGGTGCATTGGAAAGTGGGCGAATCATTGGAATATATGCCGCAAGTGCAAAAGAATCGCCGCGTAATTAATTTCAATTACTACCGCGAGAATAAATTGGTCAATGTGAAATACCGAGATTCAGAAAAGAATTTCAAGATGGTCAGCGGCGCGGAGTTAATTTTTTACGGCCTTGACAATATCAAAGAATTGGACAAGGTGTACGTTGTTGAGGGCGAGATGGATGCATTGTCATTGCACGAGGCCGGCGTTTATTCGGTTTGTAGTGTACCCAATGGCGCATCCAAAGGCAATCAAAAATTAGAGTATTTAGATAATTGCTGGCAATATTTTAAAGACAAGAAGGAAATAATTATTTGCACCGACAACGATGATGCTGGGTTAATGTTGCGCAATGAATTGGCGCGTAGGTTTGGGCGTTATAAATGCAAATACGTTGATTTTGGGCAGTATAAGGATGCCAATGAGGCATTGATGGCCGAAGGCACAAAGGCATTGCGTCAGTTTGTTAATGATGCCAAATCATTCCCATTGGAGGGGGTTTTGAACATTGATAATATTTGGCAAAACGTACTTAATTACAACGAGAAGGGTGTTGTGAATTATAGCATTGGATTGGGTGAATCGGATAGTTATTTTAAGATGGCATTTGGTGAGTGGTCGGTGGTAACCGGGATACCCAATAGCGGAAAATCCGACATTGTGGATCAGATTTGCGTTAATATGGCAACAAAATATGGGTTTAGAAGCGCGATGTTTTCCCCGGAGTCATTCCCTTACGAGGGCCATATAAAACGCATTGCCAATAAGTTAAACGAGCGCAATTGCAACAATGACGATTTAAACAATACAAAGGATTTTATTAGCGAGCATTTCCATTGGGTCAAGATTGATTTGGAAAACTTAACGCTCAAGGGTATATTAACGGCATTTCGCGAGTTAGTATTTCAAAGGGGGATTAATATATGCGTGATTGATCCTTGGAATATGCTGGATCATTCAGCGCAAAAGGATTACGCGTACATTGGGCGGTTATTATCCGAGATTACGCAGTTTTGCCAGCAAACCAATGTGCATTTATTATTGGTGGCGCATCCAAGAAAAATTGAGTCAATTGATGGGACATATAAAAAACCCACGTTGTATGATATAAGCGGATCGGCGGACTTTTTTAATAAAACATATAATGGCATAATTTGTTACAGATGCATTGGGCAAAAGTCAAGTTATAAGTCCGACATCGTTAAGATTTATATCGAAAAGGTCAAGCGAAAAGAAAACGGCCAATTGGGTGATTTTGAAGTAGCGCCGGATTTTTACAATGGCGGAGTGTATAAACCCATTGACCAGAACAACAAACGATTCGAGGTAATAAAGGATAATAATATACCATTTTAAAAAAAAACAAAGTAATGCAAGTAAATAAAATATACATTGAAGATTGTTTAAAGACGATGGCAAAAATGCCAAATGATTTTGTTGATTATTCCTTGACATCTCCACCATATAATGTAGGTAATAATTCATTAAATGGTGAAGGAAAAAAGTATAATTCAATAGATGATAAAATGAGCGATCACGATTATTTACAAAACCAAATAAATGTTATAAATGAACTTTTACGAGTTACAAAAAATCATATTTTTTATAATATCCAACTTTTGTCAGCGAACAAAAGATCAGTTTTAAAATTATTAGGCCACTTTAATAACCAAATTAAAGACGTTTTTATTTGGAATAAAAAATATGGTGTTCCTCAAATGGAGGCTGGTGTTTTCAATTCGGCTTATGAATTTATAATCATTTTAAGTAATCAAAAACCGGAAAAAAGAAAGTTTTATGATTGTGATTTTCAAGGAACACAAAATAATGTGTTCCAATTAAAAAATAAACATTCTAATCCATTTGCAAAGCAACATAAGGCAATAATGCCCTTAGATTTACCAAGGCATTTTATGCAAATTTTTGGATTTGAAAATGATATTTGGTATGATCCATATATGGGAACTGGCACAACAGGAGTTGCTGCAATTTTAGAAAAAAAACAATACATTGGAAGTGAAATATTTAAGGAGTATGGTGATATTTCAGAAAAAAGAATATCGCAACACAAAGCACAAACAAGATTATTTTAACATAGTCATACAATAATGATACAAAACCAATACAAATTGCATTAATAATGAAACAAACAACGAGCGTACTGGTAACCGATGAGCATCATTTGGCAATGAGTTGGTGTATAAGGCACAACATTTTTATTTATCCAAAAGTTGCCAAAGATGGGTACAGAATCGAGGTAAATGATAACGGCAAGTTAATACGATCACCAAAAATTTATACCAAATCCGAGATGGAAGCAAAAGGTTGGGAATTATATTTGTATTTTTATAGAAAATTTAAAAATGAATCTTGAAATACATTTTTATCCCATTTATGGTTGCGCCGTTGGGATTGATTATTTTGATAACGACCACGATACACAAAGCGATTGGAGCATCAAAACAATATGCGTTCAATTATTTGTAGTGGGCATTAATTTTAATTTTTATGAATAACAGAAACAGACAAAAACAAGATTCGTATCGCATTACTTTTTATGCGATGATTGCAATGATTGGTTTATTTTTAATCGAAATAATCCGATCGGTATGAAGAAATTAGTAAACATTGCCAAGGTAAAAGAAAACCCAAGCAATCCGAGATTTATAAAGGATAGCAAATTTAAGAAGTTGGTTCAATCAATCAAGGCATTCCCTGAGATGCTTGAGAAGCGCCCAATTGTTGTGGATGAGGATATGATTGTGTTGGGTGGCAATATGCGTTTAAAGGCGTGCAAATCGGCTGGATTGTTTGAGGTGTGGGTTGATATTGCAGAGGGATGGACTAAAGAACAAAAGAATGAATTTATCATAAAAGATAATGTTGGATTTGGTGAGTGGGATTGGGACATATTAGCTAATGAGTGGGATGTGGAGGCGTTAGATGATTGGGGTTTGGATTTGCCGCCAATGTTTGATGATCCGGAGCCAGAGGCCGCAGAGGATGATTACGAGGAGCCAGACCAAATGCAAGTGGATGTTGTGCTTGGCGATTTAATAGAGATTGGCGAGCATCGTTTGCTTTGTGGGGATAGTACAGACTCAGACCAAGTGGCAAAGTTGATGAATGGGGAGAAAGCGGATATGGTATTTACAGACCCACCTTATGGAATAGGCTATGAATACAACTCACACAAAGACGCAAAAGGAGAGGAGTATCTTAAATTCTGCGAGGAGTGGTTTAATAACTTAAAATTGTATTCTGAATTTATATTTATATCGACAGGTTGGTCTTATCAAAAATTCTGGTGGAATAAAGATCCTAAAGATTGTTTTTATTGGATAAGTAGAAATAAAAGAAGCGGCGGGAGTATTTCTCATTTTAGAAAAATAGAGCCTTTATTTATTTGGGGTAAACCTAAAAATAAATATGATTTTGATTTTTTTGAGGAAAATACAAAACAAATAGAAGGTTTAAGAGATTTACACACTTGCCCAAAACCTATCGATTTAATTTCAAACATAATAAAAGGCGTAAATAAAAAAGATCTCATTTTAGATATATTTTGCGGATCAGGAACAACTATGATTTGCGCCCAGCAGCTCGATCGCAAATGCTACGGAATGGAACTTGACCCAAAGTATTGCCAAGTTATAATCGACAGAATGCATAAACTTGACCCATCTCTTAAAATAAAAATCAATGGACAAGAATATACTCCAAATGTCAATGACTGAGCGATTTAAATATCTTAACGAGCAAAAAAAAATTAAATTTAACAAATGGACAAAACCGAACAACATAAAAGAGCAATGTTAAAGGCACTTGAGCAATCGCTTGGTGTTGTTACAACGGCGGCCAAAATTGCTGGGGTTGCTAGGACAACCCATTACGAATGGCTTAAAACGGATGAGGATTATAGACAAAAGGTAATTGATTTGGAAAATGTAACGCTTGACTTTGCGGAGAGTCAATTGCATAAACAAGTCAAGGAGGGCAACACAACCGCGACAATATTCTTGCTCAAAACCAAAGGCAAAAAGCGCGGATATATTGAACGTCAAGAAATCCAAATGGATGGCGCGATTGAATCAAAAATAATTGAATGGAACCCGGCAAAAGAAGAGTAAAAGAATTTTGCAACATCCAATTTTATCAAACGCTCAATTCTAAAAAGCGTATTAAAGTACACCAAGGCGGTACACGATCCGGTAAGACTTATGCCATTGTGCAGTATTTAATATACCGCATGACAACCGCCAAAGAGCCATTGACCATTAGTATTGTGCGTAAGACATTGCCAGCGCTTAGGCGATCGGTAATGCGTGATTTTATCAATATAGCCGATAAACTCGGCATTTATTACTTAGGCGAGCATAACAAGAGCGAAAACATTTTTAAATACAATGGGCATACCATTGAGTTTTTATCCACAGATGAGCCGCAAAAGATACGCGGAGCAAAGCGAAATATTTGTTTTATCAATGAGGGTAATGAGTTGCATTATGAGGATTTCCGCCAATTGTCAATGCGGACAACTGACGAGATAATTATTGACTTTAACCCATCGGATCCGGTGCATTGGTTATATGAGGAAATAATCGACCGCGATGATTGCGATTTATTCATCACCACATATAAAGACAATAAATTTTTGCCATCGGAATTGGTCAAAGAAATAGAGCGCATCAGAGAGCGCGATCCGGATTATTGGTTGGTTTATGGTGAAGGGCAAAGGGCCGTATTTAGTGATCGCCAAATATTCAAGGGATGGCAATATATTCCGCTCAAGGATTTTCCAGAGTTTGATGATACCACGATAGGCATTGACTTTGGATTTAGCAATGACGAGTGTGGCATTATTGAGATTGGCAAAGTAGGCGACAAGATATACATCAATGAGTTATGTTACCGCAAGGGAATGACCAACCGAGATATAGCAGAGTTTTTAAAATCCATTGGCAAAAATAATGTGTTGGCATTTTGTGATTCAGCAGAGCCAAAGAGCATCGAGGAACTGCGCCAAATGGATATATGGGCCAAGGGAGCAACCAAAGGCGCGGGGTCAATTAACGCCGGCATATCGCTTTTGAAGGAGTTTGATATTATCGTAAGCAACGAATCAAAGAATATTAAAAAAGAGCAACAGACGTATTTTTGGCATCAGTTAAAAGATGAAACAATCATCAACAAACCGATTGATAAAAATAACCATTTGATGGATGCCATACGATACGCGGTTTATTCCCAATATCGCAATCGCAATGACTTTTTCGTTGTATAATAAACAATTTTTAATTTTGTATTTTTACACAAAATTTCATTAAGCAGATATGGCATCACTAATTGACCGGCTGAAATTCCTTGTTTCTAAAAACGCACAACAAACATCAGAGCAATATAATAGAGCCATTTATAATTGGCTTGGCGAATCGATCGTATGGAATCCGGAGAATGATGATTCATATATCACAGAGGGGTATCGCAAAAACGCCACGATTTATTCATTGGTTAATATCATAACCAAGGCAGCGACCACAATCCCATTTCAAGTTTACGAGATACAAAACCAAAACGATTACAAAAGATACAAGGCCATAACAAGCGGCACGTTTGACTCTAATGTAATGCACAAGGCCGAGTTATATAAAAACCGATCATTGGTTGAGTTAGATGCAACGCCATTGCATGAGTTACTTAATAGACCAAACCCGGCGCAATCTTACGCGAGTTGGCTCACCGAACTCATTGCCTTTGGGAAATTAACCGGCAACCGATACATTTATGGTATTGGGCCGGATACCGGAATGAACGCCGGCAAATACACCGAATTATATGTTATGCCATCGCAGATAATGGAAATCGTCAGCGGTGGGATAATGCAACCGGTGCAGAAATACAAAATCGAATATAACGGCACTTACGAAATAGCGGCTGAAGATATTTGCCACATAAAAGATTTTAACCCTTATTACGATGGTACTGGATCGCATTTATATGGGCAATCGCCATTGCGTGCGGGCCTTAGAATGCTCACCACAAACAACGAGGCGGTGCAGACCGGAGTAAAGTATTTACAGAATCAAACGGCGCGCGGGATATTAATGAGCGAGGAAGGTGATTTGAACGAGGTGCAAGCGCAACAATTAAAAGATAAATTTCGCCAACAACACCAAGGCGCAAACAATGCCGGTGATGTGATCATCACGCCCAAGAAACTCAGCTGGGTAAACTTTGGACTCAATGCCTCGGATGTATCCCTTATTGAGCAATACAATGCATCGATAAAGGATTTATGTAATATTTACAATGTGCCGGTGCAATTATTAAACAATACCGATTCATCCACATATAACAATATGAAGGAGGCCAAAAAAGCGTTGTATCAAAACGCGGTAATTCCCGAATTGGTAAAAGTGCGCGATGAGTTAAACAGATGGTTAGCACCACAATACGGCCCAAATATCTGCATTGAATTTGATTTCTCGATGATACCGGAAATGTCAGAGGATACTGACAAAATGGTTGATCAGTTGTCAAAAGCGTGGTGGATTACGCCAAATGAAAAGCGCGAGATGATGTCGTATGGTATTGATGAGGAAAACGAGCAACTCAACGATTATTTTATTCCGGCAAACTTAATCCCAATGAAGGCCGCAGAAATGGATATGGATGCCGTAGCCAATGCGCCAATAGAGTTGGATGTTTCAAAGTTTATGGATAAAGGGTAATAATGGCGTTCGATAAAGATAAATACCAAAGGGCGTTTGAAGGCCAATTGGATATTGTTGAGCGGCGCAATATTGCCAAAATCAAAAGATATTACCGCGAGAATTACAACAAAGGCATCGAGTCATTTTTAAGCGGCAACCAAACCGATTTTAGTTTTTTATTTCCAGTCACCGAATTGCTAAAGATGTACCGCGATTTATATGTCGATATTGGTATGCAGTTTGCCAAGTGGTATCCTAAGAATTACGATCGTCTACTTAAAAAGAATTTTGATGTTGAGCAATTCCTTGACCAATGGGAGGTGCGATTTGCGGCCTTTGGAGATGCCATTGCTGGTCAAAGGGTTACATTGGTAAGGGGAACGGCATTAAAGACATTGCAACGCATTACATTGGGATTATTAGAGGATCCGGATTTTATGATGCTTGGCACAAATCAAAAGGCAACGATATTGCGCCGACAATTCAGCACATATACACAATACCAAGCCGAGCGATTGGTGCGTACAGAATCAACATTGGCGGCTAACTTTGCAAGCGGTGTATCGGCGCAAACGATATTTGCCGGTGAACAATTAATGAAGGAATGGATTGCATCGTTTGATGATAGGACAAGAGATACGCACGCGGAGGCCGGTGCTGGTGAGCCAATAAAAGAAAATGAGGCGTTTATGGTTGGGGGTAATATGATGATGTACCCCGGTGATCCAGCCGGAGGCGCGGCAGAGGTAATTAATTGCCGTTGCAGTATTGCGTATTTTCCATTGGCACCAGTTGCAGTACAAGGTGATTATACCGATATTGGGTTTGGCATTGGTGGCGGTTCGACCTTTGGCATTTGATAAAATCAAAAAATCTTATCTTTGAAAAAAATATATTATGAGTACAATTTTATATAAAGCATCGCCAGTTGGTGAGTTATTGGATGCCGATGAGGCCGCCGGTATTGTTAAAGGGTACGGATCGTATTTTGGCAATAAGGATTCCGATATGGATGTTATTACCAAAGGCGCATATACAAAAACCATTAAAGAGAATGGCGAGCGCGTGAAGTATTTATATCAGCATGATATGATGCAACCCATTGGCAAAATGCGCGAGTTATATGAAGATGACAAAGGATTGGTATTTGTGGCAGAGATTGCCAAAACGCAATTGGGCCGCGATGTTGTGGAGTTAATGAAGTCAGGAGTAATTACCGAGAATAGTGTCGGGATTATGCCAATACAAAAACAAAACAAAAGCGATTACCGAGAAATCACCGAAGTAAAATTGTATGAGATTAGCGCCGTAACATTAGCGGCCAATGATCAAGCCAAAATTTTAGATGTTAAGGGAAATATTGACTTGGATAAATTAACCAAGCGTTACGATAATCTTGCGAAATTAATCCGCAAGGGTAGTATTTCTGATGATATGGGTTACGCCATTGAGGCAGAGATATTGAAACTAAAATCATTATTTGTGGAGTTCACAAAGCCATCCGATGAGGATACTTTGCCGAATGTCGAGGCAAAAAATAATGATGCCGAAATTTTAAATTATTTGTTTAATTCCATAAAAAAATAAGAAATGGAAGAAAATGTGAAAAATCAATTAGATGCCATTAGCGGTGCTATTGATTCAAAAATCGAAAAGAGCAACGCACAAGCCGTTGAACTTGCCTCACAAAAATCAGCCGAATTGGTAAAGGAGCAAGTTGGTGATGTTGTTGCCAAATTTAATGAGCGTATGGATGCAATGGAAGTTGCAAACAAAAAGCAAATGAACGCCGGTAAAAAAATGACATTCAAAAGCGCATTGCAAGAAGCCATCGAAGGTGGAGCAATCGAAGGGATGTTGAAAGGAAATAGCCGTAGCGCATCATTGGTTGTTAAAGCCGATATGACTACTGGCGCAGATTTCACCGGAGAAGTTATCCCAGCCGATCGCGTACCCGGTTACAAATATGACCCAACGCGCCCGGTACACGTTCGTCAATTGATTCCTCAAGGATCAACTGCATCTGACGTTGTTCGTTTTGTAAAAGAGAGCGGATATTCAAATGGTGCTGCTGCAACTGCTGAAGGGGTAACTCTTACTCAGTCGGATTTTGATATGACTGCAAGCGATGCTAACGTTCGCAAAATTGGTACTTATTTCCGTATCTCTGAAGAGATGTTGGCCGATACGCCACAACTTACATCATATCTTTCTGCGCGTGCGCCAGAGAAATTATTGGAGGTTGAGGATACTCAAATCATCTCAGGAAGTGGAACCGGTGCAAACCTAAGTGGTATTACAACTGATGCCGCCGCGTTTGATTTGACTGGTGAGTTTGCTGATGCCGTTGATTCTGCAAATGAGTTTGATGTACTTATTGCTGCGCTTAACCAATTGGCAATCGCTAATTATTCAGCCGATACGATTATGCTTCACCCAACAGATTTTCACAAAATCTTGTTATTGAAGGATAGCACCGCCGAGTATATCAAAAAAGATGTTTATCAAGGATTGCAACCGCAATTTAATGGTGTGCGCGTGGTATTAAATACTGCGATTACATCAGGTACTTTCTTGGTAGGTAACTTTGCACAAGGTACTCAACTTTGGGTTCGTGACAACGTTAATGTCGAATTCTTTAGAGAAGATGGCACTAACGTACGCGATGGGTTCGTAACTGTCCGCGTTTCTGAGCGTGTGGCTCTTACCAACTACTTGCCTAATGCTTTTGTATATGGGACATTCTCAACTGCAATTGCATCGCTTGAAACTCCATAATCATTGGCATAGTGAATTAAAGAGAGGCCTCCGGGCCTCTTTTTTTTGCGCCAAGAAAAAATAAATTAAATTTTTTTTTGTTTTTATTTGGTGGAATTAAAAAAATTCTTTTATATTTGTATCAAACAAACAAGGAAACTAACTTTTTAATTTTAGAAATTATGAACTATCAAAGATTTAACCGCCACGCAATTTTTACATCAGAAGATCGTACGCTTGTATTTAACGCCATTAATGAGGTAGAGGATAGAAACGATCGCGAAACTGCAAATATGCTTTTTGGCCTTTTCGATGGCTATTTATACGCAGATCTTTACAAGGCATTAGATAGTCAATTGCGAATCAAAACGCTAAAGCAAATGACTGATTTGATTTGGAAAATTGAAGATCACATTTTATTTAAAAAATAATTAAACAAGGGCCGCCTCGCGCGGCCTTTACCTTTTACCTATGGCACAAGACAAGAAAAAACAAGAGGCAGTAAAGCAATTGGAAAAGTTGCTTTATTATTTCCCTTATATGAGTGAGAATATTTTATTAAGGGATCAAATCATCGAAATATATAATTTATTAAGCGACCAAGATTATGCAAAAGACTAGCACCGGATTGTATATCATACGCAAGGGCAAGCGCGTTAATGTGTACACAGAAAAAGAGTTAAAAGAATTGTTTAAACCAACATTGCGCAACCGCATCGAGAGATGGTTTGACCGCAATATAAATTTGTAAATTATGTCAGCAGATTTAGACTTTTTGAATCCGTATAATATGCCGGATCACAATTGCCCAGAGTGTGGGCGGCCCCAACATTACGATGGGTATTGTTCGAGTAATTGCGCCAATGCATCAGATGAATAGAAAAGAGATAATAAAATTAGTACTGCAAATGTCATTTTTGATTATGGCATTGCGCCAATACTTATTGCTTGGCGATTGGTTTGGTTGTTTGTTTTTAAGTTTGATTTTACTATCTTTGGTAATATCAGAAAATTGATTGGTTAGTTATTTGTTTTTCAGAGGAGAATGGGTCAGCGCAAGCGGCCCATTTTTTTTTGCATTATCTTTATCGTATGGACATCAACATTGTTGGTTGCACCGCTGAATATAGATTTGCAGTAATGGCAATGGAGAACGGATTGCGCGTATCAATGCCGCTGGTTGATTCATCGCCTTATGATGCCATTGTAGAAACGCCCAATGGATTGCGTAAGATTCAAATAAAATCCACAAAGCAAAAGATTATCCGAAATGCCGTTTCGCTTACCATAAAGCGCACCGGTGATCCTTATTCCAAACACGATGTGGATTATTTCGCCGTTTGGGTTGATGCCTTTAAAGGCTTTTATATTATCCCAAATAATGGCACGCAACGCAAATTTAGTTTCAACATTAATGGAAAAAAATATTCAGAAAATTTCAATAACTTTGGGGTTCTTGTTTAATTCTTTGTTTTCATTGTCTTGGAAAGCGCTGCAAATTTATTGTGGCGCTTTTTTTTTATCTTTACAAAAAATAAAATTATGGCTTTGATATGTTTAACGGAATTAATTTATAAGGGCAAGAAGTACCGCGAGGGTGATGCCATTAAAGTTGATCCGGCAAAAGTTTCCGTATTTATCGCAAAGGGTTGGGCCGCTGATGAGGTTGCCGCAGTTAAGGAGATAAAGGTTGATGCCAAGGAGGTAAAAGTAAAGCGCGAAACAAAAGAGTTTAAGGTCGAAATTAATACCAAAGACGATGAGGCAGATCAAGATTAATTCGACGTTAGGCAATGAGATATTGTCCGTTCAAGAAGTTAAGGATTATGTGCGTATTGATACAAGTGCAGATGATGCGCTTTTATTAGGCATGATATCACAAGCGCGCATCTGGTGTGAGAATTATATCTCACGCGACATCGTAAGCAAAAACCGCACATATTACATTGACATAACGCCAAGCGGATTGTTTGATTTGCCATTTGGGCCAATTACAAGCATTGAGGAGGTTACCATTGAAGGAACGGCAACAACGGCATACGAGATATTAGGACTGGATAACGAAACAATTGAACTCGATCAAGGGAGTGCCGAGCGCGTTAAGATTACATATATCACCGCAGGCTTAAATGACTCATTATTAAAGCAAGCGATGTTGCAACTTATTTCGACGTATTACGACAATAGAGCCGAGTTTGTGGAGGGAAGCGTAAGCGAAGTACCAACCAATGTGCGCGTGATATTATCATCATATAAAACGATGTTTATTTAATGAATGCCGGCAGATTAAATACACGCATCAGCGTAAACCGATACACAAAGGTTGCCGATGATTTTGGTGGATACAATAGCACCGAGGCGGTACTCAAGAACGTATGGTGCCATTTAAAAGAAATTAAAGGCGATGTAAGCGCGGAAAACGGAATGACCCAGCGAAGGGTCACCGCCGAGTTAATATTGCGTAAGAAGGCCGCAGATGAAATATTGATTGGCGATACGATAGCCATTGAGGGTCAAAGCGGTCAATTTAAAATCAATGACAAATACGAATCGCAATTGGATTTTTACACAACAATAACCGCGACAAAAATATCATAATGGCCGGAGTCAATGCATCGATGAAGATTAACCAAAGGGATTTAGCCAAACTCAATAAAAAGTTGGCATATCTCAAGGGTTATGATCGTAAGGAGTTGAGCAAAGAGTTGGCATTTACGGCGGCCCATATTGTCAGAACGGCAAAAAAAAGCGTGGTAGTTGATACCGGTAATTTACGCCAGAGCATCAATTATGAGGCCAATGGCAAAACAATATCAGTTTATGCCTCGGCAAAGTATGCGCCCTATGTTGAATTTGGGACTGGTGGATTGGTAGAGTTTACAGATATGAGCCAATTAGGCATCCCGGAATCATACGCGGCCCAATTTAAAGGGGAAGGCAAACGCGAGGTGAATTTACCAGCGCGGCCGTTTTTCTTTTCATCGGTACGCATTGAATACAAAAAACTATTGGAACGCATAGGTAAAAAAATAAACAGAAATTTAAAATAATGCTAGAGGCAATTCAATATATCCGCAGAGCGATTCTGCAAAGGTTAAATGGTCAAGTCATTGTTGATGGCGTTGCCGCACCGGTTTATGGGAGAGTGCCAAACGATGCCACATTTCCACATATACGCGTTTATAGCGTATCCAATAACGAGATAGACCAAAATGCCCAGTCATACAATATGGAGGTCATAACGCGCATTGAATGCATTACAAGATACGCAAGCGATGATGGAGGGGAAACCGACGTTAATTTTATGGCATCAAAATGCTTGGAATTATTACGCACAAGGTCATCGGAGTATTTCGATTTAAGTGCCGTTGGTTTTAACGTTTATACAAGTGTAAACGAGGGCGTGACATATTTACAAGATGATTTAAGCGACCGCACATATTTTCGGGCCGTTATCGAATTATCCAATAGAGTGGAGCAAGTGCCGCCGAGTGGTGGGTTGCAAAGCGAATTACAAAACAATCTACAATCATAAGTTATGGCAAAAATTGCATATTCATCAAAGAGCGACAACGTTACAACTGCATTACCGGAAATAAACAAGGTAACCGCGGCCAATATGAACGAGATAAAAACAAGCGTCAATGCGGTATATGATACATTGGGAGGGTTTGCCTTTTATGAGGATGCCGCAACGGCGGTAACGCCAATTGCAATCGTTGCCGATACTTGGACAGATTTAACCAATGACAAGGCCGGGAGTGGCACATTGACCACATATAAGCCCAGTTATGTGAGCGGTGATTTGTGGGATACGGCAACCAATACCATTGATTTGGATGAGTTGGCCAACGGCAAGGTGGTAATGATCCGCACCGATTTTGAATACACGCCATCGTCATCAAATCAGCATATTGATGCGAGATTGTATTTTTCAGATGTGCCAAAGGAGTTGCATTTTTTACACGCTGATGTTGGAAACCAACACGCGGAGCATCATTTTGTGCATACGTCAATGTTTTATGTGGCTTCAAATATCCAGACATCCGATGTTAAGATACAAGTGCAATCTAGTGGCGCGGGATCGGTTAAAGTAAATGGGTTTTTAATTTCTGTTTTAAGTTTCTAAAAAATGCTATCAATCACCGACTTAAAAATATACGCCATAAACGCCATCGCAATGGTAATTAATTTTGCCAATGTTGATTTGGGACTAAAGATAATTTTAACGATTGTTGCCATTGGGTATACCATTAATAAGTGGTGGTATATGATACAAGAAAAGCGTAAAAAGAAATGAGCCGGGAATTGTCAAAGGATACAAAGTTTGCCATTAGCATTGAAACATTAGGCGCTTTGGCGGTAGCCATTGCTACATTGGTGGGGATGTATTACGCATTGCAATCGGATATTGACGAGGCAAAGCGTTTGCCACCAGCAGAGGTAAGCCGCACCGAGTATGATTTAAAGGATCAATTAATCCGCGAAACGATTATTAACATTGAGGAAAAGGTTGACGATAACGGCCTTAAATTAGATAAAATCGAGGAGCGATTATATAAAATGCAATGAGGGTTTTAATTTTCATATTGATGTTTATGCCAATGGCGATGATGGGCCAAATTAAGGTGATCCAAGTCAATTCAACTTGGAATCGGCAAAACGACGTTAAGTTAAATTTAAAGCATTGCCAATATCAATTTGTTTTATTAGAGGATTTAAACGACAACGTAAAAAACAAAATTAAGAGTGTGCCGTTTTTATATGTCATTAAAGATGGGCATATTGTGCGCCAATACCAAGGAGGTTTACGCATGAGATTAAACGTAACCGAGGAAGAATTGCAAGCATATATAAATCAATTGAACAATGATCAGTAAAAATATATCATATAAAGAGGCAACCCATTCGACAACGGCAAAACGATTAGGAATTGACAACACGCCCAATGCCGAACAAATGAGCAATATGAGATATGTCGCTGAGAACGTTTTTCAGCCCATTAGAGAGCATTTTGGCGTACCGATATATATATCATCGTTTTATCGTTCAGAGGCGTTAAATAAAGCCATACGCGGTTCATCATCATCAACACATATTAAAGGCGAGGCAATGGATTTGGATGCCGATGTATTTGGGCGCATAAACAACGCGCAAATATTTAATTATATAAAAGACAATTTAGAGTTTGATCAGCTTATTTGGGAGTTTGGAACGGATGACAACCCGGCGTGGGTTCACGTTAGTTTGTCCAAAAGAAACAACCGCAATCAAATATTAAAAGCCATTAAAGTTGGTGGCAAAACCCATTACGAGATTTATGCCGACTAAGAAAAAATTTTCAGAAACCGCCGTTGGCAAGTTTATATTAAACAAAGTGCCGGATTTTGTGGGCGATGTATTGCCGGATAAAGGCGTTTTGGGTATTGTGAAAAATTTAATCGATTCGGATCCCGATATGAGTGCCGAGCAAAAGGCGCAATATCATCGCGAGTTAGTTGAGTTGTATCAACTTGAGGTCGCGGATCGCGACTCGGCAAGAAAACGCGAGGTTGAGATTGCCAAGACTGGGCGCTTTGATTTTATGTTTAATTTAACCGGTATCATTGGACTTGCCGCATTTGGTTTTATATTATATGCCATTGTGTATTTGAGCATCCCGGAAAACAACAAGGAGGTATGGATTCATACCATTGGCATTATTGAGGGCATTGTGCTTTCGATATTTGGATATTTTTATGGTAGCGCAGTAAAACAAAATAAGTAATGGCAAAAAAGCAATCACAATTTGTAAAAGAGGAAACGCCCAAGGTAAAGCGTAAAGGAGTACACGCCAAAACAAAATCCTCAAAGGTTAAAACAAGCAAAAAATATAAGAAGCCATACCGCGGTCAAGGGCGGTAAGGTCAAATTTTAAATTGTTATTTT